GTTAAGACACCGCCCTTTCACGGCGGTAACACGGGTTCGAGTCCCGTAGGAGTCATACAAACAGAAGTGAAATATCGCTTCTGTTTTTTTATATCTTAAATAAAATTCAATAGTGGAGAGTTGTCCGAGTTGGCCGAAGGAGCACGCCTGGAAAGTGTGTAGGCGTCACAAGCGTCTCGAGGGTTCGAATCCCTCACTCTCCGTACTATACCGTTGATATGACGGGATTTCGAGAGAGTAAGTGTCAAATAAGTGTCAAGAGAATATTTCTCTGACACGTTGACCTTGCTCTTTTTTATGTTCTTCTAATAAATGAGAGTACGTGTCTAATGTTTGTGATATAGTAGCGTGCCCTAAACGTTTACTTATATATTCAATTGGTATGCCTTTAGATAGTAAGTAAGATGTGTGCGTATGTCTGAGTGAATAGGGAGTTATATTATTATCGTTTAATCCTATCACTTCTTTTGCTTTTCTAAATGCTTTACTTACTGATGTATGACTAACCGAGAATAACTTGCCATCAATTCTACGCGGCATTTTAGCTAATTTTGAATTTATGTGCATGATATCTTTTGAATTAACTTCTACATCACGTTTTGAATTCTTTGTTTTCGTTCCAGGCAAATGAATTATGCCATTCGCTTTGTTTAGATCTTTGTAAGTCATATTGATGACATCGCTATATCTTGCGCCAGTAATGCCTAATAGATATAGCAAAACATAACTTTCTTCATCTCTTTTCTTGAAATAATCTAGCAAGTTTAAATAGTCTTTTATCGTAATAAACTTAAATTTCTCATCTTTAGCTTTTTCAGTCCCTTTGATATTTACATTATAAGTAGGGTCTTTCTTCAAATAGCCATCGTATAACGCGTCTTTAATACATCTAGCAAGACAACCGTGAACTTTTCTTACTGTTTCATCTGTGTGACCTTGTGCGTATTGATTTAAAAACTTTTGATACTCACTACGTGTGATATTTTTAACTAACATATTTTCTCCGAAATACTCACTGAATAATTTAATCGATCTTTCATACCAGTAGAATTGTTTGCTAGACAACTGTTTCTTGTTCTTAATTTTTATCCAGTCATCGTAGTAGTCAACGAACTTTTTATTATCTTCAATGTTGTTGCCATCTTCTAAATCTCTAATTAATTGTTGAGCTGCGTTTGTAGCCTCAGCTTTTGTTTTAAATCCAGATTTACGTTTTTTGCCAGATTTCAAACTAGGGTGTTTAACATCGTATTGCCATGATGAGCTTGTCTTATTTTTGCGCTTTGTTACTGTAAATGTTGCCATTTTCCGTGTTCCTCCCTAAAAAAATAAAAAAAATAATAAGGGTAGGCATGCTACCCCTTTAAAGCACTATTTTGATGATAAAAATTCTTTAAATCTAATATTAATATTTTCAAAACCGTTGTAAGTTGGATAACTTAATTTAAAAATTGAATCAATGAAATCATTATCTATTTGTTTTAGTTCTTCTAGAATATTATCTGTTGCATCTTCAACTTGTTTTTCTTTGTTCAAAACATGTATTACTATGGGTAACCATTCGCAAATTTTTTTGAAAGCTAATGAATCACCTGTAGCTAACTCATAAAATTTATCAATAGAAATTCTGCGTATTTTGTTGTGGTCATAATTCTTGCCGTCAACTTTACACTTCCAATTTATATCTTGACTTTTTTTAGCGATGATTTCTACTAGATAACATGTAGCATTAGAATCTTCTAACAGTTTTTGTTGTAATTTCATATAAGTTTTTTGACTACTAGCAGAGTTCATTGTATTATGTTTGTTTTTCATTTCTGCATATAAACTTCTTTCATGGTTCTCTAAATCGAATCCAGATTTTGGAACAAACCAATCATCTATATAATTGAATAAATTTTGATGAAAGTAACCGATATCGTTATTAATACTTTTATCAACTTGTCTATATATTTCTGCATCGATTAACTCATTGCTATCAAATCTATTAGTAAAGGAATCAAAAATCATTTTCGTTGGATCAATAATACTTTTATTGAATTGCGATAAATTTTTGATATTTTGCTTTCTGTACATATTATTTAGTGTTTCATTAACGTGTTTGAAATAATCATCACAAGAAATAAAATTAACATCCCATGACTTCTGTATTTCTTCTCGAAGCATTTTTAACATCTCCTTTATTTAAGTATTCCTTGAGACTTAATCCAACATGATACGCTAAATTAACAGGCACTGCATTTCCGATTTGTTTGTATACGTTGTTTATTGAACCTATAAAAATAAACGAATCTGGAAATGACTGTATTCTTGCATATTCTCTAATTGTAAATGGACGTGTTTCATCTGGATGACATCTTTCAGTTTGTTTTTGTTGAGGGGAAGTAGTAAGCGTTAACGATGGTTCGTCCCAGCTCATTCTTCTAGCCATACCTGTTTTACCCCCGCCTAAATAATAACTTTTTCCCATGTATTCTTTTGCCACGTCTTCTGGTAAATCTCTCCAGTAACCACCTGGTGGGATTAAATCAAGAACTTTCCTTTTGGATTCAGGATATTTAGCACCTTCGCTTTTTGGAACATTTTTTAATACATCTTTTAGAGTTAATAGTTTATTGATTTTCTTAGGAAATACATACTCACCATATTCTTCATAAATATCTTTACGTACTCCAACGATAAAGATACGTTCGCGTTTTTGTGCCACTTCGTAATCTACAGCTTTTAGAAGTTTCCAAGTTACTTTATACTCCATTTTTTCAAATATATTCAGAATAGTTTTCAAAGTATTACCATTATCGTGATTAATCATGCCTCTGACATTTTCGAAAACAAAGACTTTAGGTTGGAAGTGTTTAACAAACCTAGCATAATCATAAAAAAGAGTGCCTCTAGCATCTTCGATTCCTTTTCTCAAACCTGCGTAACTAAAACTTTGGCATGGCGCGCCGCCAGAAATTAGATCGATTTCTTCAGTTATATTTAAATCTTCCGGATTTAGTTTTGTAATATCAGATTCCCATACCGAATCCGATTCGAAATTCTCTCTTAAAGTAGCAGATGCATATTTGTCTATTTCAATTAAAGCTTTATGTTTAAAGTCAGCCTTTTCAAGCCCTAATGCTAATCCTCCAGCACCTGCAAATAATTCTATTGAATTCATTTTTCCACCTCGCAATCTATATATTATATCGAACTGTGAACGGAATTTATATTAAAGCGTCACTAGGACGGGGTTAATAGCTTTAAACTATTAATAAAATACTTATCTATAGTTTCGTGTTATAATAAACTTAACAGGATATCGGGCGCTCGTGGTTTCATTATTTCAGAAACTATGCGTTGCACCTTCCTTAAAAGGCTTGGCTAAAAGTCACCATATCAATAGACTTAGGCTTCCTTTGAATTCACCCGATACAAACTATACATTACTGTATAGTAGGGCAATGTAATTACCGATATTGGCATCTTTAGCAAACTTACGTGCGAATCTTGCTTGTTCTTTCACTGCTGAAGGAATATTAATAGCCTCAACCCCTTTAAAGTTATTAATTCCGAATTCTTTAGAAAGTTCAGGACGACTATTTTCAATTTCTTTAAACACCTTAAATGCAGGAGAGCCAATCATACTCAATATTGTTATCACCACGGTTTTTTATCCGTGGTTTCTTTATGTTTCCATAAAGTTCAGCATATGTGTTTATCCTGTTACATTAAATTAAATTGTCACTAGGACGCTATTAATCACAAAATAACTTTCCCGACCAATCTTACACCTTCGTTTTCGTAAAAATGTAAATCACGATAGTCTTTGTTTAATGATATAAGTGTAAGTCTGTTTTCCTCCACATGTACTTTCTTAACATAAGCCTCACCGTTAATAATAAATACACCTATTTGCCCATTCTTGATGTCGTTAGATTTTTCTACAAAAATAACTTCTTTATCGTTAAATACAGGTTCCATTGAATTGCCGTTAACTTGTAATGCGATATCGTGAGGTGGTACATATCCTTTAATATTAACTTTAAACATAGGTTCATCAAATATCTGTTCACCAGTACCGGCAGAAACATAGCCATTGACAGCAGTTTCAGTTGTGTTGTCATTTTTATATGTATCCAAATCAATGACATTATCATCAGTAGAGTTTTGCAATTCTAATTGATGGTTAGCAAATTCGAGTACATTGTGTTGGCGTGGAGGCGTGAGTTGATTGTAAACAGTTGTGATGTCGTTATCTTCTTTATAAGTAGTATCAATATCACTTTTTACAATTCCAAAAACATCAGCTATTTTTTGGATTACACCATGTGATGGGTTTGATCTTAAATTTAAATAGTCGCTTAATGTAGATGGTTTAACATCGATTAATTCAGCTAATTGTTTTTGTGTCATTTTAGTTTCTTTTAAATACTTTCTTATATTATTGGCAATTATTTTGTTGCGTTCTTTATTCATATCATTACCTCCTTGTTTCATATTATACGAAAATTTCATATCGAAGTAAAGTTTTTTACGAAAAAAACGTATTTTATGTTGACAGTACGAAAAAATCGTATTATATTAGTATTACCGAAAGGCGGTGATGACATGAAAACATTAAAAGAGTTGAGAACTGATTACGGATTAACTCAAGAAGAGCTAGGAGATTTATTCAAAGTCTCATCACGTACTATTCAAAATATGGAAAAAGATTCTACTAATATTAAAGATAGTTTACTTTCTAAATATATGAACGCTTTTAATGTTAAATACGATGATATTTTTTTAGGTAACGAATACGAAAATTTCGTATTTATGAATGATAAAAAGAAATCAATCATTTTAGCATTTAAAGAAAAAGAACACCAAACAACTTAAAGGAGGTCGCTATGAATATACAAGAAGCAACAAAGTTATCTATGGAAAGAGGTAAACCAATTTATCGCTCATCTGAATTTGAAACATTTAGAAAACCAGGAGAAAACTTAGAGCTCTTACCAACAAATAGTTATGGATACATTGTTGTAAGACCAAGAAAGAAAGCCTTCTATCCATTGTGGCAACCAATGGCAGAAGACTTATTAGCTGATGATTGGGAAGTGGTGGGTCTAAAAAAGAATTAACTTTTTCAATTCATTAATCCTTTTTAGAACTTTATTTAGGTTCTTTGTATAACGATTTTGCATTTCAGCTATAGCTGATGGTTCTAGTATAAATTCCGGATAACCATCCATTGTGGGTTTCGGTGTATTTAAATAGCCGTGGTTTGAAAGTTCCATTAAAGCTAAATGAAAATCTTCTGAATTTATACCAATAAAGTAATTATCACGAACACTATGTTCATCTTCAAAATATCTTGCTTCTCTTTTGGTTTTACCATCTTGAATATCGTCTTCATAACAACGATAAAGTTGAAGTAAAACAAACTCGGCTTCATTAGTAAGCACAATATCACCTCCTCATAAGGAGTATAGCAGAAAGATAAATTTATATATTAACCCACAATCGAACAAACAACTTAAAGGAGTGAATAGAATGTTCAGAAAAAAGAAGAATAGCAGCGAAGATTTCAAATTGTATACAAACGTAAGAGAGTTAAAAAGCTTAGTTAATGAGTTCAAAAGTTTAGTTGCTATGACAGAAAACAAACAAATGGAATTAAAAGAGGTAATGAGTGAATTTGAAAGTTTAACAGCATTAACGGAAAACAAATTAGATGAGATTAATAAATTTAAATGGAAGTACAAAATCAAATAGGGCAACTAAAGAGTCACCCCCATATAAAGACTAAGAAATTTTCATTTCGGTTTTGCATTTCGGACACTTAGCTTTAGATTTCTTTAAATCCACTTTGTATTCCTTACCACAGTTTATACAGTGAATTTCAATATATCTACTTGCTTTGTCTAATGCTTTTTCAAAGTCTTTCATACCTTTGATTTTAGAACTGATAATAACACCTCCTTTCTGTAAGGAGATAACTCATTATACCAAAACAATCGAACAAACAAATCAAGGAGAGATAGGAATGGAATACATCGGCTTTGCAGATGCAAACGAATTTGTAAAAGTGAGTGGCATTTCTAAGAATGACTTAGAAAAACACGTTTATTCAAATAAAGAGTTTCAACAATCTTGTATGTATCGATTCGGAAAGAATCATAAACGTTACATCGAGATTAAACCAGGAATCGAGTTTATTAAACAAAATATATTGATGTCGGAAACGGCATTATAAAGGAGAACTTTAAATGAAATACCTATTGAGCTATATGACTATGATACTCGCAATGATCGTCACATTACTATTCGGAGGTGGTTTCACAGCAATCATAGGCGTTGCAATCTTAGTTTTTATCGCAAGTACATTCTTTTGGAATGAGTGGTTAAAAATAAAAAAGACTGAAAGACGCGGCAACGTCTAACAGTCAAACTCTAAACAAAAAACACAACTTAAATATACAAGTGGAGGAGAGAAAATGCAAGAAGTAATTACACTCAAGATGACTAGAGAAGAATATTCTCAACTAATCAAAAGCCAAATAGATTTAGATTTCTTGCAAAGTGACTACGACTTTTTGAATAAACGTTACGAAGATATGTGCGATAGATATTTTGAACTTAGAAAAGATTTCAGAAAAGCTATAGAATCGTGCAAAACACAAAGTGAAACAATCAAAGTTATGGAAAGAACAATCGACATGCTGCATAAAGGAGTGATTGGGATTGAAAGAAATAGTGACATATCTAATTAAACTGAAAGACGCTCCCTTCGACTTATTTATTACAAATAAACCTAGCGCAAACTTCCAGACTATCAAGTATTCAACAAGTATTAGAGATGCTAAAGGTTTCGACGGATTAGATAAGTCTGTTATCGACATGACAAAACATACAGCAATTAAAAAGACAGTAACAGAAACAACTGAATATGAGGAGGTTAACTTAGATAATGTTTAGTATTTCTAATGCTACTGAGATTAGCACAGATAAATCAACGTATTTAATTTACGCAAAGCCTGGAACAGGTAAAACACACACATTGAATTATCTTACAGGAAAAACGTTATATATCAACGTGGATAAATCAGAGCGACCTTTAAAAGGCAATGAGAACATCGACATTTTAGAATTCAACACTCACGAAGCATGGGAAGAGTGGGGTGAATTAATGAAATGGCTTAGTAAAAATAAAGAAACGGTTAATCAATACGACACAATCGTCATTGACAACATATCAGAGTTGTTCCGTTCAATGCTCGCTAATTTAGGGCGTAACGGTAAAAA